ATGGCACGGCGGTGCGACCAACGTTATCGGTTGGCAACGTCAATGGGCGCATCACCGCGCTGTGCCTCGCCTTCGACGACCTGCTCGAGTTCAAGCTGACGATGCGTCACACGTTGGGCACCTACCTGGACGCGCAGAACTTCCCCGCCGGCAATCCGACGGCAGACCCAACCCAAGAGACGATCGAGGTCTGGTACATCGATCAGAAGACGAACGAAGACGGTGAGAACGTCAGCTGGGAGTTGGCCAGTCCGGGGGACGTTGGCGGTGAGTCCATCGGCAGACAGGCCACGACCTTGTGTCACTGGTGTCTCACCGGTGGCTACCGCGGGCCGAACTGCGGCTACACCGGGCCATATGTCACCAAGGACGGCGTCGTCACCGATAACCCTGAACTGGATGAATGTGACGCCACCTTGGGCCGGGGTTGCATCCCACGCTTCGGCGAGGGGAACCCATTGCCATTCGGCGGCTTCCCGGCCGTTTCATTAATTGCCAGGAGCTGACCATGCGTAAGCACATTTTGAACGCCATTCAGGCGCATGCGGCGGCAGAGTACCCGAAAGAGTGCTGCGGGCTGCTGCTGGGCATCGGGCGCAAGCAACAGTATTTTCCGTGCTTGAACATCGCGACAGAACCAAACGAAGAGTTCCGGATTGATCCTGAGCAGTACGCCGCGGCGGAGGACATCAGCGAAGTGATCGGCATTGTTCATTCGCATCCGGACGCCACCAGCAGGCCTTCTCCGCGCGACCTGGCCATGTGCGAGGCGACCGCGATGCCCTGGCACATTCTCAGCTGGCCCGAGGGCGATCTGCGAACGGTGATGCCGTCCGGCGACGTCCCGCTGCTGAAGCGGCCCTTCGTGCACGGCGCTTGGGATTGCTGGCAGGTCTGCGCCGACTGGTACAAGCGCGAGTGGGGGCTAGAGTTCGAAGCGTTCAAGCGCACTGATGGTTGGTGGGAAAGCACCGACAACACCAGTCTGTACGAATCTAACTACGAGGCGGCCGGCTTCTACAGAGTCGATCAACCGCAGCGCGGCGACATGGTCGTGATGGAGGTAGGGCGGACGGTGTGCCCGAACCACGCTGGCATCTTTCTTGGTGCCGATCCGGCGTTGCCAGGCGAGGATGCGGCGACCTTCGGTCCTGGGCCATTCCTGCTGCACCATCTGTACGGCAGACCATCGGAGGTAATCGTATTCGGCGGGCCCTGGCTGGACCGTACACGCCTGATCCTAAGGCACAGAGAGGCAAATATTAGTTCTCGCGACGGCGGACGTAATTTTTGACTATTCTATCTATGCCCGCATACCGCTTGTCGCTTCAATAATTGCCGTAATCGTTGAGCCCCGCATCCCACGGGGGCTGCGTTGGCGCGTTTAAAACGATGAATAACACGCATATTGACAATATTGAGTTGCGCATTAGTATTGCGCCACCTATAAATCTAATAGGTAAATATGAGCACTATTCCACCGTTATGGTCGCCACAGGAGCTCGAAAATCTGATCCACGTGCTTGCGCGGGATTCAGCGAGAGTGGTTATGACTGATCATTTCCTCGAGAGGCTTGCTCTGCGAGGGGTGACTGTAGGTGAGGCGCTGAGGTGCTTGCAACGCGGGGCCATAATCAAGGGTCCAACGTATAGCGCAGAACACAACAGTTTTGAGTTCAGGATGTGCGAGCCTGCACCGCGGGACATCGTTTGCGTTGTCGCGGCTGTAAAGCCGGTTCCTGACCCCGGCGAGACAATCGCCATCACCGTATGGGAGGTGAAGTGATGTTTGAATATACAGGGAGCGGCCTGGAGGGCATCTACCTGAAAAACGGCTACACGATTGTTGAGACGTCGTATGGCAAGGGCGTGAAGATTCGGGACGTTGAAGGCCTGCACCGCGCAATTGCGATCGAAATCGTCCAACAGAAGAAGCCCATGACAGGGCATCAGTTCCGTTTTCTAAGGAAGGAGCAGGATCTGATCCAAGAGGAAGCGGCGGCACTTTTCCGAGTTGACGTGCAGACGATTGCAAATTGGGAAAAGAAAGGCAGCGATCCTGTGCCAGGAGCTTCCGACATTGCTATGCGAGCATGGTACTCGGCCTATATCCATGCGAACTATGGTCCGGTTAAGGTAGAAATTAATACCCCACCAGATGAAGGCGCTACATTCCAGCTCTGTGAAGATCACTGGATCGAGGCTCGTGCAGCCTGATCTCAAATAAGCCCAGCCCCGCGCTGGGCTTTTTCGTTTCTGGCGGCCAGTGCTACATTGCAAGCCTTTTCACAGGAGTGACCTGCATGAGATTTTTCGTAGGAGCGTTAGCTGTTGCGTTTCTGGCTGGATGCACAACCCCATCTGATCTTTTGAAAGGGATGCCCGAGCTTTCAGCGATCACCAAAAAAGACCCAAAGGCTTATGCGATTTGCGTATACCCGTCCTGGCAAGACTATAGATCTAGCGCGGTTATGAGTGAGACATCAACCGGCTACAGGCTGGTTGCTGGCAACGATATGAATGGTCAGACTGACGATGTTTTGGACATCAGAAAAAGCACCGGAGGTTCCGCTGTTAAGCTTTATCAGCGAATGGCCTGGCAGCAATTAGGCAGAAGTGAGCTTAAAGAATCTTTTAAACGCTGCCTTTAAATTGAAAATACACAAGACCGCCTTCGGGCGGTTTTTTATTGCCTGGAGAAAAGTATGGCTGCTACAGCCGCTCACTACACACCAATGACAACTGTTTTGCTGTCTGGATCTCTTGCTAAAAAGTTCGGACGCTCGCACAGACGGCTTATCGATTCTGGACAGGCGCAGGAAGTCTTTAAGGCAATGAATGCAACACTCGATGGTTTTGATGAAGAAATAAAGAGGCTTGCTCGTCTGGGGATGCGCTTTGCGATCTTTCGCAACAGAAAGAATGTAGGTCTTGAATCGATGGTCCTTAGCGGCACTCGTGAAGTCCGTATTGTGCCTGTGATAGCTGGTAGCAAGCGGGCTGGCGTTTTACAGACCGTCATAGGAGTGGCTTTGATAATAGCGTCGTTCTTTGTTCCTGGAGGCCCCGCTGTTGCTGGTGCATTTCTCGCTTCTGGCGTGGCTTCTACCGCCGGCGGCGTCATTCAAATGTTGAGTCCACAGCAGGGTGGTCTCTCGCAAAGTTCTTCACCGGAAAACGCGCCTTCCTACGCCTTCGGCAGCGCCAAGAACACCACAGCCAGTGGCAACCCGGTACCCATCTGTATTGGTGATCGCCGGTGGGGCGGGATGATCATTTCGGCATCGATCTACGCCGAAGACAAAGTTTGAGTTAATGCTTGCAAATTGGTTTTGACATGCTTGCATTGTTCCTCTTTAATGCAAGCATCATAACTTGAGGATGCAAGCATGACAGAGCCAAAGGGGAAAGCCGCAGGTGGAGCAGCTCGAGCAAAAGCGCTATCGCCGAGTGAGCGTTCTGAAATTGCCAAGAAAGCTGCAGACGCCCGCTGGGGTTCTCCAAAAGCTCTGTACGTTGGACAGTTGAATATCGGTGAGTTGAGCATCGATTGCGCCGTGTTGCCAGATGGGACGCGAGTCCTTTCTCAGCGGGGCGTTGGTCGAGCATTAGGAAGGGGTTACGGCGGTAACGATTTCCGGAAAAAAGAGGACGATTCTGCTGGTGGAAAACTACCGTTTTTCATGAATCCAAAAGCTCTTTTACCCTTTATTTCCAGTGACTTAATGGCGCTGGTAGCTGCTCCTCTTGAATATCGGCACGGACAGGGAGGTGGTGTTGCTCATGGCATCAACGCAACTGCATTACCTCAGGTTTGTGAAGTATGGTTGAAGGCCCGCGACGCTGGAGAGTTGTCAGAGACGCAGAAAAAGGTAGCGGCAAAAGCTGAGATCATAATGCGGGGTTTGGCCCATGTTGGTATCACGGCTCTGGTCGATGAGGCTACAGGCTACCAAGAGGTTAGGGACAAGCAGGCCCTTCAAGCAATTCTCGATCAGTTTTTGAGGAAAGAACTGGCGGCATGGGCGAAGCGTTTTCCTGATGAGTTTTACAATCAGATGTTCCGGCTCAAAGGATGGCAACGCAAAGACCTCAGTTCGCCTTCTAGGAGGCCTGGTGCCGCCGGTATGTACACCAACGATATCGTTTATGAACGCCTCGCTCCGGGGATTGTTCAAGAGCTTGAAATGCGAAACCCTAAAGATGCAAAAGGCAACCGAAAGGGAAAACATCATCAGCTTCTCACCGATGATGTTGGCCACCCAGCCTTGGCGCAACATGTCCACGCGCTTATTGCTTTAATGCGCGCATCTACATCCTGGGACCAGTTTATGTTGATGCTCAACATCGCCTTCCCCAAGAAAAACGACACGCTCATGCTGGATCTTCAGCCTCAGAAAACATGATTTGAATTAGCTAAGCCAGCCCGCCATTGAGCGGGCTTTTTTTCGCCTGGAGGAATGCATGGGCGCAGCAATGAAGCACGACATCCATGGCGAGAAGGGCGGCAGCAGCAAGCCCAAGTCTCCGACCGAAGCCAGCGACAGCCTGCGCTCGACGAACCTGGCCAAGATCTTGATCGCCGTGGGCGAGGGGGAGTTCGACGAAGTCCCGACCGACTACAGCATCTTCCTCGACAACACGCCGATCAGAGACGCCAGCGGCAACTACAACTTCCCGAACGTGAAATGGGATTGGCGTCCGGGATCTGTGGATCAGACGTACATCCCGGGCATTCCAGCGGTCGAAAGTGAAACCTCGCTGAATGTCGAGCTGCGCAGCGACAGTCCATGGGTGCGTTCGATCACCAACATCCAGCTTTCAGCCGCGCGCATTCGCCTCGCTTGGCCAGCGCTGCAGCGCCAGGACGACGAAGGCAATGTCGTGGGTTACCGCATCGAGTACGCCATTGACGTGGCAACCGATGGCGGCGCGTACCAGCAAGTGGCCTTGGATGCCGTGGATGGCAAGACCACCACGCGTTATGAGCGGTCTGTCCGCGTTGATCTGCCCGACGCGACCACCGGTTGGCAGATTCGCGTGCGCCGACTGACCCCGAACCAGAACAGCAACAAGATTGCCGACACCATGCTCATCGCCGGTTACACCGAGGTGATCGACGCCAAGCTGCGTTACCCGAACACCGCGCTGCTCTACATCGAGTTTGACGCTGAGCAGTTCACCAACATCCCGGCGGTGACCGTAAAGTGCAAGGCGCGGCGCTGGATGGTGCCAAGCAATTACGACCCGATCTTGCGCACCTACACTGGGACGTGGGACGGAAGCATGAAGTCGGCCTGGACCAATAACCCTGCGTGGATCACCTACGGGGTGTGCACGAATGACATGTTCGGCCTGGGCAAGCGCATCAAGCCGTTTATGGTCGACAAATGGGAGCTGTACCGGATCGCGCAGTACTGTGACCAGCTGGTGCCGAACGGGCTGGGCAGTGTCGAGCCGCGTTTCCTCTGTGACATGAACCTGCAGGGCAAGGCCGACGCCTGGTCGTTGCTGCGTGATATCGCCGGCATTTACCGGGGCATGACCTACTGGGCCCAGGGCCAACTGGTGATGCAAGCCGACATGCCTCGTGCGCAGGACTTCGACTATGTCTTCACCCGGGCCAACGTCATCGACGGGAAATTCTCGTACGGTAGCGCCTCGGCGAAGACCCGGTACACCCGGGCCTTGGTCAGCTACGACAATCCGGCGAACAACTACGACACCGATGTCATTCCGTTCGCCGATCTGGACCTGCAACGCCGTTACGGCGACCGGCCGACTGAGCTGAGCGCCAT